GCAGCCCTTACGGACTGCCAGCCGGTGCTTAAGTGCACGACACTGGTGTACGGTAACTTGCCGTATGCCTGCAGATGAAACCTATCCAGGAGACAATATGGGATTCTTCGGCTTGCCGCCGAACGGCGTAGCTTCCTCCCTGCAATCCTTAAAAGGGATTAACAGGAGTTCTGGCTTCGCCGCTTGGAATCCTTACACTATCGACCGCTTCGACACGTTCCAGAACTATAGTATTAACCATGGTTCTGGCGCGCATAGAGGCAATCCGAGAGTGGACGTCGGAGGACCTTGGTGGATGGAACGAACTCGTCATGAGTTGCATCCAATCGCCATAAACGAGAATACCTTGCAAGGACCAGCCATTAGCGGTTTCGTTACTGGTTGGGCCTTTGCAAATACAGTTGATATAACTGAGGGCCAATTACGCGCCCTGGGCACAAAAGCCCTATCTCTCGCTTCTCCAAACAATCCTTCTGTCAGCTTACCCCAGATTATAGGGGAGCTTAAGAAGGATGGTTTGCCTAAGATGGGTGGCACCGAGCTCTGGAAAGAGAAGAGCAACTTCCTTAAGGGAAGTAGCTCAGAATATCTCAATCTAGAATTCGGATGGAAGCCACTTATCAATGATGTCCGAAGATTCGCGAATACTGTAACCAACCATAAGAAAATTATGGATGGTTACATACGCGACTCCGGGCACCAAATTAGGCGACGTTACGTCTTTCCTCCAGAGCAACGAGATTTTAGCAAGGCTGGGAGTGTTATTATAATTCCCAGCGCGAGCACTCGTTTTGCTGATGGCTCTACGTCAGCTTCAGAAGTGAAGCAGACATGGTTTAGTGGAGCCTTCAAATACCATATTCCAATTGGCGTAAGCCAAGGAGATACTATGGCTCGGCATTATGCCGAGGCAAAGAAACTCCTGGGAGTCCGGTTAACACCGGACACTCTTTGGAATTTGGCACCCTGGACCTGGGCCACGGACTGGTTTGCTAACACTGGTGACATCGTCACAAATGTTAGTAATCTAGGATCCGATGGCTTGGCGATGCGCTATGGGTATGTGATGACCTCCCGTAAAAAGGAGATCAGCACAGGATTTACCTATGGCCAGCAATACGGTTGGCACCGTGTTACTGAGGAGCGTAAAATACGCATGCCTGCATCACCATATGGTTTCGACACGACCTTTGACGGACTTTCCACCCGTCAAAAGGCGATCTGCGCTGCGCTTGGGATCACCCGAGTGCGGTAACTGCTACCGCCCTGGGGCACAACAGTGTCTCAGAAACGTAACTATGTCGTCACATATTTTATGTGGCGTCAATTGACAGGACAATGCTATGGCATTTGCTGATCCGCAGTCTATTACCATCAACGCAATTGCTAATTCGCTTCCGCGAACTGGCAGTGGGAACAATGAAGGTACGTTTACGAAAGACGATGCTAACCTCCGTATGGAGATCAAGCACGCCTATCAAAAGCGTAACCGCAGCGTTCTTAAGCTTACCCACCGAAAGGTGGCAGCTGATCCGTTGGTGGCAGCCCAGAACCTTAATTACTCCATGGGGATTACGATCTCCGTGGATAGGCCCCCTGTCGGCTATACGCCGGCAGAGGTGAAGCAGATTTGGGATGGCCTTCTGGCCAACCTTGCTGCTTCTTCTGGTGCTAACACTGTTAAGTTGCTCGGTGGAGAGTCCTAGAGGACTCTTTACCCTGGTTTGGAATATACTCACTTTCATTATAGTGATTGTGTATTTCATTACCAAAGCTTGGATGCCCTAATCATAGGGCATCCGACTTAACAGTGCTAAAGGATCTCGTGTAGGGACGACCAAGATCTGGTCGTCTTAAACGACAACACCCAAAGAGTTCCCCCTCATGGGATGTGCGCCTACTTGAGAATTTAGAGACTGCTTTGGCAGCTATAGCTAACTTCTACTACCCTAAGATAGGGGCTAGATGAAATCGCTATTGTTGTTCTGGCATACGGTACTCAAGGAATTGGGTACCTGGTGTCGTGTAAGCACAAGTAAGGATTGGAAAACAGTCCTTACTCGATTTGTAAACGAAGGTGATGAGTTTTTGACCATCACCCTACCAACCTTTGCAAGGGACTTTGAAACAAGTCTCGAGCTAGGGGAGGTTGGTCCCGACCTTTTTCCTGGTTTCAGGAAGAAGGGAAAGACACCCATTTTATTTGGGCGTTTTATGGACCTCGTTTTCGATCGCGACACTGGTCGGCTTAACGAAGTAGAACACGAAGAACTCTCTCGTGTCGTCGATGCTGTCTTTGCGATACGTCAACTAACGTTGATGTTCGCGAAGATAGAGAAGCAGTGCACTCCCTTGCGGGAGCAAGCTGCCATCGATAGCTACTTCGCTTGCGAACAGGAATTGGTGCGTTTTGAAAATAGCATTGTTGAGGATATCTTGGAGGGTAACCCTGAATGGGGTAATAACCTTTCGAGTTTCCGCAACATTTCAAAACGGCTATTCGGTGAAATCTTCACCCAAATGGATGGAGAAGTATACTATAACGAAGTGGGAAGTACCCGCTATCAATATGGTATACGTTTACCGAAGCACGGGCCTGGTACTACTGCTGATGGTCTTCTCGGAAACGAGAAGTACGATCAGGTTGAGTGGACCAGGCGATTGGAAGAAAACGGCTTCCCTTATGGGGAGTACGCTATTCCAAACTGGAGATATTACTATCTCTTGGACCGTGTAAAATTCCTGGAACCCGGAGAAGAGCGACCTGTTAAGGTCGTTCTTGTTCCTAAAACGCAAAAGACACCTCGAGTCATTGCCGTAGAGCCCACGTGCATGCAATATGCACAACAGGCTCTAGCTGGCGGATTCGTTGAGTATCTAGAAGACCCTAAATACGGTCTTCTCGATATGATTGGATTCACTGACCAAGGCCCTAATCAAGCCATGGCCATGATGGGCTCCCTTGACGGGAGCCTCGCTACACTCGATCTGAGTGAAGCGTCCGATCGTGTCTCGAATCGGCTTGTTGAAGAAATGTTTGAGCAGTGGCCTAATTTAAATCAGGCCATCCAATCATGCAGATCTTTAACAGCTGATGTGTTTGGACAAGAAATAACTTTGTCCAAATTCGCGTCGATGGGTTCAGCGCTATGCTTTCCCGTGGAGGCTATGGTCTTTTTGACCGTAGTCTGGCATGGGATCTGCACAGCGACAGGCCGATCAATGAATACCGCTCTTGTAAAAGAGTACGGTAATCGTGTGCGCGTCTACGGGGATGATATAATTGTCCCTGTAGAATTTGCGACAAGCGTTGTGGAGAGCCTGGAGCTGTTTGGCTTCAAGGTAAACTCGCGCAAGAGTTTCTGGACAGGAATGTTCAGAGAATCTTGCGGTGGGGATTATTACGCAGGCGAGGATGTTTCTATTACTCGCTTGCGTCGAGAGTTCCCTACACAACGCGCTGACGTTCAAGAGGTTATTAGCACTGTATCTCTCCGCAACCAATTTTATGCTAATGGTTTGTGGAAAAGTGCTAAACATCTGGATCAGATTGTTGAAGATACGATTAAGTATTTTCCAACAGTCTGGCCGGATTCCTCTATAGTCGGGCGACACACAGTTCTGTGGTATGAAATCCACAGAATGAGTGAAGCACTGCATAGTCCTCAGGTTAAGGGTTATGTGGTTGACTCCTCGATTCCGAAATCAAAGATTTCGGGCGAGGGCGCCCTACTTAAGTGTTTAGCTAAGAAGGGCTTGCAACCCTTTGAAGACGCTAGGCACCTTGAGCGTCAGGGCCGACCGGAGTCGGTACGCCTAAAACTCCGGTGGAAGCAACCGTTTTAATCTTGAAACGGTTACATTTCAACCAAGGTGGACTGGCGATCTACTGAGGGGTGTCACCCGGATGTCCGGGTGGCGAGCATACTAAAGAGGCACTTAAACCGTGCCTCTGCTC